TGAACCAGATCAAAGGCACCCGCGGGACGCAGTCCACGTTGCGCACCCCCCATGAGCTGACGATGAACGTTATTGCCCTCCTTGCTGCCGTCGAGGCTAAGCTGAACGCCAATGTCGTGACGCTTGAGGATTTCACAGTTCTGCCTCGTGAGGAGCGTCCCGTTCGTTGTGATCCCGAGTTTCAGCTTGAAATTCCGCTCCTTCGACCACGCACGGAGTTGGCCCGCCAGGTAGTCCACAACGGACGGTCGGATCAGCGGCTCCCCGCCAAAGAAGTGGATGTACGTCTGCTTTAGGTTGCAGGCGTCGGCTTTTACAAACGCCAGGACCTTGTCGGCCATGTCCGGCGTCAGGTGGCGGCTGTTCGTCTTGTCACTCACGAAGCAGTAGTTGCACCGAAGATTGCATGCTTCCGTGACATAGATGTAGTAGCCCCGGTTGCTAAAGGGCAAGGGTTGAATGCCATACTCCAGAGCCGGCATCCCGTGTGCGCTCAACTCGCTCATATATCCTCCTTTACAACCTTAAATAGCTTAAGCGAATCCGTCTCTCGAAGACATCGTCCGCCCGCAAAGTCTGTAAGCGCCACGCCGCTGACTACTCCGGAGCGATGTGCGCCGGCCGGCACAGGCTTTCGTAAGGTTAGTACTACACGATCTCTGTTGCATCCACGAAGGAATTATGCGTGGAACCGATTGTCCCTGTCAAGGAATAGAGGTCGGAGGACCGGACATAATTTTCAGATGGCAGCGCGCATGATACGTAATGATATACACCTACTTGGCACCACGGCCCAATTACTGCCAGCAGAGGCGCCTGGGTATGATCTCCGAGCGTTGCGTTCTGCCACTTCGATCATTCAAAAAAGTGAATTTTGAATATTGTTTTGCGAGATTGACCCGCATAACATGTTTTCTAACGGCCTCCTTGTTCAGGTGTGCTGATGAAGGAGAGAAAGATGATCGGAAAGTCGGAAACGGCCGGGGTGGGGCGATCCTGCGCTAAGGCGCCAGACCGGTGCCCGCCCCTGTCGCGGCGCAACGTTGTGAAATCGCTTCTGCTGGCCCCTCTGGCCCTGCAACCCCTAATGGGTCAGTCCAGCAAAGGTCCGGCCAGTACGCCATGCTGCCAAGGCAATTTCAAACCGGATGATCTTTTTGCCGCAACGTCGCTCGCCGGCGATATGGAACGGGCGCGGCAAGGCGACCTCGCGTCTACCCTCCGCGTGGGGTTTGCCTATTACACCGGAATGGCGGGAATCGTGGATATCCCGCGCGCGCGGTCGTACTTCCTGGTGGCGTCGCAAAGCTCGCTGGCCGCTGCCGCTTGGCTCGGGTATCTGGACGCGGCGGCCCGTATTAAGCCTGGCGCTGCGGCGCGAAGCTCCGCCAGCTTCCGCGGACTGGTCAAGGCCGCGAAGGCCGGCGATCCAGTGGGAATGACCCTGCTGGGGCGAGTGTACGAGCGCGGACTTGCCGGGTACAAGCCCAGGCCGGACAAGGCGCAACCACTGTACGCAGCGGCCGCGCCGAACTTCGCCCTGGCGAAGACCCGCTGGGGAAAGCTGCTCCTCAATGCTGGTAATTATGCCCAGGCGATTTCTTTATTCCAAGAGGCAGCCTCGGCCGGCGAGACCATCGGAATGATTTCTCTCGCCGACCTATATTCGAGAATGAAGCATCCGGCGAAGGTTGCGGAACTGAAGTTGCGGCTCCGGAAGGCGGGCGAAAAGGGCGACAGCGTGGCGTTGTACCTGAATGGCGTTCAAGCCCAGCAAGGCAAGTCGGGATTTCAAGCCAACCCACAACGCGCCCTCAAGCTGCTGCATCGTTCCGCGACTACGGGACAAAAATCAGCTCAAAACGCCCTGGCAACCGCCTATGCAGGCGGCGTGGGCGCGGCTGCGTCCGTTGAGTTGGCGCAATTCTGGGCGCGAAAGGCTTCTCTGCCCAGTCTGAACAAACCGGGGCCGCCAGTGCGCGCAGGACAGGAGCGGTCGGCAACAGCGGGCTAAGAAGCGGGGGAGGAGACAACGATGAGCGGTTCTTCTGAGAATTCCCACCGTGAGCCAGACGGCGAGAAGGTGGAAACGGCGCCTGGGACAGCGCGTCGATCGCGCCGGGCGCTGTTCAAGCTCGCGGCCCTGGGAGCGCCATTTATCGCGTCCCTGGCTGAAGCGCAGACCTGCTGCGGGACTACTTGTGAGGACACGTGCGAAGTTTCCTGTCAGGACTCATGCGAGCTCGAGTGCCAGTCGGAGTGCGAGAGCTGTCAATCGGAGTGCGAGGGCGCCTGCCAGGTCGGCTGCCAGCTCTGCCAGGACGCCTGCCAGCATAGCTGTCAGACCGGCTGCCAGGAGGATCCTGCCTGCCAGTCGTCCTGTCAGAGCCGCTGTGAACTTGGCTGTCAAGCCACGTGTCAGTTGTCGTGCGAGAGCGCATGTGAGCTAGCGTGCCAAAACCCCTGCGAATCATCATGCCAAGCCGTGTGTCAGGAGTCGTGCCAAACAACATGCGAGGCGACTTGCCAGACTGCATGCGAGCTGGCATGCCAGTCTACCTGCCAGTCATCGTGTCAGGACTCGTGTCAGTTGGCGTGCCAGAGCGCTTGCGAATTGTCCTGCCAGGCGTGCCAGGGCAGTCCGTGCCAAAACGCATGCCAGTCGGCTTGTGAAGTGGCATGTCAAGTCTGTGAGACTGCGTGCGAGTACGCGTGCCAGAGCCCTTGTGAGTCGGTATGTCAGGATTGCGAGACGACATGCGAGCTCTACTGTGAGTCCGGTTGCGAAGTAGCGTGCGAGGACGGTTGCGAGGTTTCCGATCAGGGCGGCGGGGGTTGTGACGACGGCTGTGAGGTGTACTGCGAGTCGGGCTGCGAGGGAATGTGCGAGGAGGGTTGTGAGGATTATGAGGAGGCCGAGGAGGAGGATTAGTCCTGAGCGTCATGCCAACCTGTCTTGTCTTGCCCTAAGCGGCGAACCCATCGATCCACGAGCGATGGTCGGGGAATTTGGCCGGGGGTGGGTCCTGGCCACACGCAGCCGGCCCGGATCGGTTCGATCAGTGGCGAAGTGAACGATCGAGAGGAACATATGCGAATATCTCAGATCATCTGCCTGGTGGTTGCGGCGGCGGGATCATTAGGGACGCCCGCTATCGCACGAGCGCAAACCCCGTCCGCCTTTCTCGCGGTGCAGAAAATCACCAGCGACCCCACAACCTCCAAGATGCGGGTGGTCGTCAAGAACGTGGGCCAACAGAAAGTCACTGCCTGCGGGTTGCTGGCGTCCTCCCAACAGTACACGCAGGAGTTCGTCTATTCTGTAGGTATGGAGCCGAAACTGACGCTGTCCAGGCCGCCCGGTTTCGGCGGCATTCAGCCGGGCGAATCGGTGGAGTTGCTGTTCCCATTGAGCCAGGGCGGCGCGCTGACGGCGGAGGTCAACGCGGTGATCCTGGAAGACCGCACGGCGGTAGGCGACGAAAACGAGATTGCATCCATGTTCCGGCAGCGGCTGGCGTACGCGTCGGAGTGGGGGCGTTGGGCCCTGGTAATGCGGGAAGATCCGACGCACTACCGGCCCCCGGCAATGCGCGAAGGGGAGAGGGCCGAGATGCTTCGGGTTCTGCCGCAGGACCCCAACGAGCGGGGAGACGCGGCGACGGTGGCGGGCCGAATGGCGGCGCGGAGGGCGCTGGCTTCGCTGCTGACGCAAACGACGGCGGCGAACCGGGCGTCGCTGCTGGAGTATGTTGAGGAGCGGGCCGTTTCGCTCGGCCAGCATGCACAGCGGGCCGGCTGGATCGCAAGCTATGCCGAACCGACGGCAGTGGCCAAGGGCAGGCACGCTAACGTGAAGCCGAGCACGAGCGAGGTCAGGATGGACGAATTCTCGTGCCGCTATCCCGGGCAACCGTTGGGCGCAGCGGGGTATGCTGATATACTTCGCAGCGGAGGGTCCACGCAGGGATCTTCGACGTCCAAAGCCGGCACGCTGTCCGCTGCCGCGACCGGCGCCTGCGGTGTCAGCGGTCCGCGCGGTGCGATTTCTGTGCCCACGTGCACTCCTGCGTTCTTCACAACTGCGAGCTCCTCGGCATCCTCGGCGACGATCACGGGGTTAAGCTACTCCTACATACCCGCATTAGGATGTATGATCGCGGGGAGCCAAGCTGCAACGACGCTCGTCAGCAAGACGAACGTAGTGGCGGAAGACAGCGAATCCTGCGCCGCAGTGACCATCAGTCTGTCCCGCCAGTCCCTTATGCAGGTTGCCGCCTCGGGTTCACCTCCGAACGGGAAATTCTACTCGCAAATCTACAACAATGGAGGGACGATACCGGGGCTCTCAATGAACGACAATGGCAACGGAACGGCGACGTTGACGTTCACGGATCCTAGCAGCGGCGGCACCCCAACCCCAGGGGGCCTAGGCCAAGTTGAAGTCAGCTATTCATCGCCCTCTGGAATCTCATCCCCGCTCGATTCATTCACCGTTCCGGCCTTTGGAATGTCGTGCTACATGAACGCCTTAGAGACGGACTACATGAATGGCGCCGGACAGTGCTCAAACGGCCAGAGCCAGACGAATCCTCCGAACATTACTGGGACCTTTTGCAGCGCCTTTCTTTCTGCGGTTAAGTTGCAGGGATCCGGTTTCTCTGCAAACGGTACGGCGATCCAATACAACGTAAACTCAGGAACCTATTATCTTCCCCCCAAGAACACTCCTACTGGTGCTGACGGTCCCCTGATCGCCGGCCAAACAGTAGCGCGAGATTTCTCGATCATTCCAAGGGGCCAAGGCTGGACCGTAACGGTGGACGGTGTCGGCACTAACCTGCAAGCCACCGATACGGGCCAAGCTATCACAGGATACCGCCTCGACTTGTTCATGGGTGCCGGCGTAAGCGTGTGCAAGCCCTACACAAACCCGATGGGTGTCGCCACTTGTTCGCCCGGGGGCCCCGCTTGCCCCAATGGTGCAGTTCAATGAAAACCGCATCGAAGAAGACCATATCCAGTCTTGCAATTAGCGCTTTCGTCGTCTGCGGGGGCCCCTACTCAGCCGAGTCTTGGACCATGATAGCCGCCCTGAAAGGCACGGAAGTTATTTTGGTGGACCGAGCCAGCGGAAACGTTACGAGGCTAACGGGCGATCCACGGGTCAAACGAGACCTTCGCTGGCTGCCGGACGGACGGCGCATCTCGTACCTCGTGCCCGGCGAGAAAGGGGACAAAGAGTTTGCTAAATTCGTGATGCCGTCGTGGCCGAAGCTGGTCATCAGCGACCTTACAGGCCAGGTGACCAGTGAAGTTTCGCTTAGGCCACCCGACAACTCCACCAATCCCGAGCTTATTCGAGCGATCGAAAATGTTGAGTGGCTATCGAACCGGTTCGTCCGGTTTGAGGGCAGCTTTGGCCCGCGGAACTGCGCGAGCTTTGAGCTCGATCTCGATACCGGTAAGACGTTTAGCGAACGGGACGGGGAATGTGGCTCGTTCACTGCGTCGCCGGATGGGAAACATGTTGCCTACCGCTTCCCTGTGTCTATGGGAACCTGGGACGACAGTATTGGCCGCGTTGAGATTGATGACGGAACGCTGAGCTACGCGGGCGTCCGGGGGGCACCAATACACCTGGAGGCGGGGCCGGTGTGGTCTGAGGACAGTCAGCGGGTGGCGATCTTAGAGAGACGACTACAGTCCGGCCAAATAGCGCTTACGACTATCTCAATCCGGGGGGAAGTAATGACCGTACCAGTGCCAAGCTACACGAAGGACGACGCGTCGCTGACATGGATGGGAATCCGTGTAGCTGTGGGACTAGGCGGTACGGCTTTGGTCGTTGATCCAACTCGCAGCGTGTACATGCCCTTGGACCCCGAGTCCTCCGTGATATTGGAGAGGGTTGCGCACACCAGCCAGAGCATCCGCGACGATCAGCAGAGTATGGAGGACGTGGTAAAGAAGTTGGGCGGGCGCGAGGGCGTTGCACGGCCCAATCAATGACTTGTCGTCGCTCAGTCTGGCGCACTTCTGGGCGCGAATGGCTTCCCTGCCCAGCCTGAAAATGCCTGGGCCGCCAGTGGGCGCAGGGTAGGAGCGGTCGGCAACAGCGGGTTGAGGAGCCGGGGGGCAACGATGAGCGCTTCTTCTGAAAACTGCCACCTCGAGTGCCAGGCCGACCTGCGAGACCTGTCAATCGGAGTGCCCGACGACGGTGAGGTGTACTGCGAGTCAGGCTGCGAGGGAATGTGCGAGGGGGATTGCGAGGATTATGAGGAGGTCCCTGATGGGGATTAGTCCTGAGGCTCGATGCCAACCTGTCTTGTCTTGCCCTAAGCGGCGAACCCATCGATCCACGACGATGTTCGGGGAATTTGGCCGCGGCTGGGTCTTGGCCACACGCAGCTGGCCCGGATCGGTTCGATCAGTGGCGAAGTGAACGATCGAGAGGAGCATATGCGAATATCTCAGATCATTTGCCTGGTGGTTGCTTCGGCGGGATCGTTAGGGATGCCCGCCATGGCACAGACGCAAACCACGTCCGCTTTTCTCGCGGTGCAGAAAATCACGGCCGACCCCGCAACCTCCAAGATGCGGGTGGTCGTCAAGAACGTGGGCCAACAGAAAGTCACTGGCTGCGGGCTACTGGCGTCCTCCCAACAATACACGCAGGAGTTCGTCTATTCTGTAGGTATGGAGCCGAAACTGACGCTGTCCAGGCCGCCCGGTTTCGGCGGCATTCAGCCGGGCGAATCGGTGGAGTTGCTGTTCCCATTGAATCAGGGCGGCGCGCTGACAGCGGAGGTCAACGCGGTGATCCTGGAAGACCGCACGGCGGTCGGCGACGAAAACGAGATTGCATCCATGTTCCGGCAGCGGCTGGCGTATGCATCGGAGTGGGAGCGCTGGGCCCTGGTGATGCGGGAAGACCCGTCGCACTACCGGTCCCCGGCAGAGCGCGAAGGGGAGAGGGCCGAGATGCTTCGGGTTCTGCCGCAGGACCCCAACGAGCAGGGAGACGCGGCGACGGTGGCGGGCCGAATGGCGGCGCGGAGGGCGCTGGCTTCGCTGCTGGCGCAAACCACGGCGGCGAACTGGGCGTCGCTGCTGGGGTACGTGGAGGAGCGGGCCGCTTCGCTCCAGCGGCATGCACAGCGGGCAGGGTGGATCGCGAACTACGCCGAACCGACGGCAGTGGCTAACGGCAGGCACGCTAACGTGAAGCCGAGCACGAGCGAGGTAAGGATGGACGGGTTCTCGTGCCACTATCCTGGGCAATCGTTGGGTGTAGCAGGGTATGCTGATATACTTCGCGGCGGAGGAATCAGGCAGGGATCTTCGACGTCTAAAGCCGGCACGCTGTCCGTTGCCGCGACCGGCGCCTGCGGTGTCAGCGGTCCGCCCGGTGCGATTTCTGTGCCCACGTGCACTCCTGCGTTCTTCACAACTGCGAGTTCCTCGGCATCCTCGGCGACGATCACGGGGTTAAGCTATTCCTACATACCCACATTAGGATGTACGATCGCGGGGAGCCAAGCTGCAACAACGCTCGTCAGCAAGACGAATATGGTGGCGGAAGACAGTGAATCCTGCGCGGATACCCAGGTGACCATTAGCTGCGATACCACGGATCTTTCGCTTGGCTCGACGGCACCCAAATCTACAGTGACGGGAAGTTGCACAACTACCGCACAGCCGACCGGTGGGTCCTTCAGTTGGAGCACAAACAAGAATACCATTACCCTGACCCCAACCCAGGACGGGTCGGGTACCAGCTACACATCGGCTAACGCGAGCAGCGCCCTGGGTGATACGACGATACAGGTTACTTACACCGTGAACGGGCAGCCCGCCACTGCCAAGTCCGGAGCGATCACAGTTCACAAGCCAACGAGTTTGTATGTAGCACAAGACGTAACCCCGATCGCCTCAATCCCATGCACCTTGCCGTGCCTAACGAACCCGGTAAGCGGGTGCAACGTGCAGGCCGGTACTAGCTGCACATACAGTGAAAATCAGTTCCAGAGGGACTACCACGTGTACGACCAGTTTACAACCTACTTCCAGGATTACGGGATCAATGATGCCACGGTCACAGAATCGATCAACCTGACCAGCAACAACTGTGCGGGAAAAGGTGTGACGACCGGCACGGGTTCAGTCACCGATATCACCGACACCTACGGAAAGTGCGACAGCTGCTGTGAGAATGGTGGCCCCGGCTGCACGAGCGTAGCCGCCCAAACAATTTCGGTTAACGGTTACAATATTTTTTCCGCGACGATTACGACGACCTGTACGACTGCCACCGTAAAAAACAACTAAGACCCCAATGCGAGGCTAGCTATGACCCATTCATGTCGGTTCATCTTCGTCGCAGGTGCATTAAGCCTGTTGGCTATCGGCTGGGCGGCGGATACCGGCACCGTCCTGGACCTTGATCAAGTTCGGCTTGACGTTTTTCCCCTCCAGTTGGAGAAGGTTCCCCTAACGGGGGCCCTTGGGATGATCGGCGTTAGGGCCAATGCCGTCAAGGGGAACTTGGTTCTCTTTGGGGTCGAGGTCTTCACGGAAGAGGGGAAGGAGCCGCTTGTCACCGCTCGTATCCCTGGCGGCTCAACCTTGCGCGCGGCGCTGACGGCGGTTGTCCAAGCCGTTCCGACCTACACATTTGAGGCCGTGACGCCCCATATGATCAACTTCCTCCCGGACACGGCCGGAAGCAACCCGGACGACCTCTTGAACGTGGGTATATCAAGGTTGAGTCTGGTCGACGTTTCCCCAAGCAACTTCATTGGCAATCCCGCTCGATACATCCCTGAGCTTAGGGCAGCATTAGACCGTGGAAAGGCGCCAGGGTGCCAGATCGGTCCAGGTCTTTCCGACAAGGCACCGGGAATTACGTTTCAGGCTGATGCTGTCACGGTCAGGCAGACACTGAATCTCGTTAGTGAAGCATCAGTTGCGTCGGCTCAAGGGAATCGCGGCGTTGCTTCCGGCTGGGTTTATCTCCATGAGGAGTTCCCGTCGCCCGACAGTCCTGCTGATTCTTGGAGAGTCCATGATGTCTGGGATCCAAGAAGACACGGCAACTAGGGCGTCTGAGTCTAACTGGGTTCTTTCTGGAAGTGTCAAGTTTTTAGGTATGGAGCCGAAACTGACGCTGCCCAGGCCGCCCGGTTTCGGCGGCATTCAGCCGGGCGAATCGGTGGAGTTGCTGTTCCCCATTGAGCCAGGGCGGCGCGTTGACGGCGGAGGTCAAGGCTCGAGGCATGCTGGCAACCGGATGAAGCGCTCAAAGACAAGGGGACGGCACATAACCTGATCATGGCGGCCCTGTCGGCTGGTGAGGCTCTTGCTGAAGCCGTCGACCTCGTTGCATCCAGACTGCCAACTCTGGATCGGGCTGAGAGTGCGATTTTCGCGATAGCGCGGTCGAAGGCTCCCGAACAATTCCCGCAAGCAACGCTCAAGCTGCTCGACAGGGTCGTTAACCGGAACCAGAGGTTTTATAAAGGCCATCTCGAAAAGCTGCTCGCGCGGGTAGCGCAAGCATGGCCCGAGGCGAGGCAGGACCCACGTTTCCTCAACCTTTCCGACTTTGCGGCCGTGAGTTCTCGCACGCTTCGGTTACGCTGAAAACATGAATGCAGCCACGCGCAAGGCCGCGCCATTCTCCATGAGCGAGCCAAGTCCGCGAAATATTGGCCATTTTCGCGAGAGACGCGAATGGTCTGTCAACCAGAGGTGTCCAGAATTTCGTAGCGGAAAGGTGTGGCTCGGCAAATAGAACTCGAACTCAGAGCCTTCCGGTTGACAGGCTGAGACTCTCTGACATTTCTCGGCCTTCTACTCGGCCCATCGTGTTTCCATCGCCCTCCCGTTGCAAGCAGAATTGACTTGCTTGTCTCCGCGAACAGAGCCATGAATGTGAGCGTCACGGTAAACCGTGAGAAAGAGAGCCACTTACATGAAAACGTTCACTATCGACAACGACAACAACATCACCGCGTTCCCGACGCCGGACCACGCCGAAGCAGCCGTGGGTGCCGGCTCCCAACCCTTTACCAGCCAGAAGCAACTCGTTGAACTGGCCGCCACGTGGCCGGCCGAACGATTGGTAGAAATCTGGAACAGTCTGCCCGGTGTCGAGCCGGTTAAGAGTTTCAAGAGCGCCCAAGCGGCAGCCGGGCGGATCTGGAATCGTATCCAGGCGCTGGGCGAAAACCCCAAGCCGCAGGTCCCCACGAAGGCCCCGTCTGCCAAACCGGCGCGCCGTGTTGCGCCCTCTAAGCCCCAGTCGACCAAGAAGGCAACCAGAGCGAAGAAGGCAACCAAAGCGCCCAGGAAAGCCACCAAGCCGAAGCCTGTCGATGCACGTCAGGGCAGCAAGACTGCCGCGGTCCTGGCCCTGGTCCAACGGACCAAGGGCGCCACAATCAGCGAGATCATGCAAGCCACATCCTGGCAGGCCCACAGCGTCCGTGGGTTCATCAGCGGAACCTTGGGAAAGAAGATGGGACTTACCGTGACTTCCACCAAGCGCACAGACGGCGCCCGCGTGTACAGCATCGCCAGAGGGGAGGCATAGCCATGGCGAACAGCATCTGGAAGGGTCACATCGCGTTCGGCCTGGTGGCGATTCCGGTTAAGCTCCACGCCGCCGCGCGCTCCCAAGCGGTCAGTTTCAATCAGCTCCACCAGTGCGATCACTCGCGCGTCAAACAGGTTCTGTACTGCCAGGCCGAAGACCAGCCGGTCGCGCGCAACGAACTGGTCAAAGGCTACGAGTACGAAAAGGACCGCTACGTGGTCGTCGAGGAGGCTGAACTGGAGCAGATCACGCCGCGCAGTTCCCGCGTGATGGAGGTGCTGGAGTTCGTACCCGAAGCGGAGGTCGATCCGGTCTATCTCGACGCATCCTATTATGTAGCCCCGGAACGGGCCGGCGAGAAGCCCTACACGCTACTCTACGAAGCGCTGCGGCGCACCGGCCAAGCGGCCCTCGCCCAGTTGACCATGCATAATCGCGAACACCTGGTCCTGCTGCGGCCAGGCCGATTCGGACTGATGCTCCACACGCTGTTCTACCGCGACGAAATCCGTGCGCTGGACGAATTCCGCACCGAGACTGAGTGGGTCACACCCCAGGAACTGGAACTGGCCCGTCTGCTGGTGGAGTCCTTGGCCGCCCACTTCGAGCCGGCTAATTATAAGGATAACTACCGCGAGAGTGTGCGGGCCTTGATTGATGCCAAGATCCGGGGCGAAGAGCGGAAGCAACCGGGAGCGATCATGTGGGCACCTCCCCCGGTGACCGATATCCTGGAGGCGCTCAAGGCCAGTCTGGCCCGGGCGAAGAAGCCCGTTCTGGTCGCCCAGCAGCCACCACAGGCGGCCCCGGCCCCCAAGCGCACCCGGAAGGCGATCGCCAGTTAGACCGATACGACGGCCACGGAGAGGAAAAGAACATGGACACGACCGTATTGATGGAAATGGAGAACCTGCGCAGAGCGAGTTTGGCGGCTCTGCGCGGGAAGTACCGGGAAGTATTTCAGGAAGAAGCGCGATCCCGGCACCGGGAACATCTTTTTCGGCGGATCGCCTGGCGTTTGCAGGCCTTGGCCGAAGGAGATCTCTCCGGACGGGCTCGCACGCGGGCGCAGCAGATCGCGAGAGATGCTGACTTGCGAATGGTGGCGCCCCGCGACTTCTTTACCGTGGGCGGCGAACCCGTCCGGACGACTCGCGGGAACCGGAATCGCCGGGAACCGGATAGCCGCCTGCCCTTGCCGGGTGCGTTGCTCAGCCGGAAATGGAAAGGACGGAACATTCTGGTCGAGGTCCTGGCGGAAGGATTCCGCTATGAGAACCGGCATTATCCCTCGCTGAGCGCGATCGCCGTGGCGGTCACGGGTACCCGCTGGAACGGTCTGGCATTCTTCGGGCTGACGCGTCCCGCGGGCGGGCAGCGGAAGGAGCGGCGGCATGCGGAAAAGTAATCAGGACGCAGCGAAGCCCAAACCCTCTCGCCTCCGTTGTGCGATCTATACTCGGAAATCGACAGAAGAGGGTCTCGATCAGGAATTCAATTCGCTCGATTCGCAGCGCGAGGCTGCCGAGGCGTTCATTCAGAGTCAGCGACGCGAAGGATGGATCGCGCTGCTGGAGTCCTATGACGACGGCGGCTTCACCGGCGCCAACATGGACCGGCCCGCTTTGACGAGGCTGCTCCAAGCAGTCGAAGCGGGCGAAGTGGATTGCGTAGTGGTGTATAAGGTCGATCGGCTGAGCCGATCCTTGCTGGACTTCACCCGCATGCTGAGCCTCTTCGAGAAGCACCAGGTGAGCTTCGTGGCCGTCACCCAACAGTTCAACACCAGCACGTCACTCGGACGGCTGACGCTGAACATTCTTCTCAGCTTCGCTCAGTTTGAGCGGGAACTGATCGGCGAGCGCACGCGGGACAAGATGTCAGCCGCGCGGCGGAAGGGGAAATGGGTGGGCGGGTGCCCGGTGCTGGGCTATGACGTAGATCCGGCTGGCGGACGGTTGGTGGTCAACGAGGAAGAGGCGGCACGGGTGCGGACGATCTTTGCGCTGTTCGAGGAGTATGGTTCGGCGCGGCTGGCGCTGCCGGAGATCGAGCGGCGCGGTTGGCAGCTCAAGAGCTGGACCCTCAAGACTGGTCAGTTCCACGCGGGCGGCCCATTCACACTGAACTCCCTGCGGCGACTGTTGACCAACATTCTGTACACGGGCGCAATCCGGCATAAGGGGCAGTCGTATCCGGGGGAACAGGCCGCGATTCTCTCGCCGGGCACGTGGGAACGGGTGCAGAATCTGATTACTCACCGTGGGGCATTGGCGCACGGCAGATCACGGAACAAACACCTGGCGCTGCTGAGCGGCCTGTTGTATTGCGACTCCTGCGGGACGCGGATGGTGTACTCGTATGCGGGGAAGAAGGATCGCCGGTACCCCTACTACGTGTGCCTGAACGCGCAGCGCAAGGGTTGGGCGGTATGTGCCGGCAAGTCGCTTTCTGCGGGCGCCATCGAGGAATCGGTGCTGGGGAGGATCAGGGAAGCGCAGCCTGGAATCCTTGATCCTTGCGAGTGGGGAGAAATGGATCGCAGCCGGCAGGTCGAGGCGATACAAGCCATCGTCGAGCGGATTGGTTACGACGGAACCGCGCGGCAGATCTCGATTCGGTTCCGTCAGCCTGCGATGACGGCGGCGGGAGAGGAGGAGCGGGTATGAGCGGCCACCAGGAGGTCACCTACGCGCTGGACTTCAGACAGAGCCGGCGGGAAAACCAAGCCGGCTGCGATCGACAGCCTCTCCATGGCGAAGCGGCTGACGGTCCGATTCCCCGGATCGCCCGGCTGATGGCGCTCGCGATTCGGTTTGAGGGACTGTTGCGGGATGGAACCATTCGCGATTATGCGGAACTGGCCCGCCTCGGCGGGGTGACACGGGCCCGTATGACCCAGATCATGAAGCTGCTCGACCTGGCTCCGGAGATTCAGGAACAAATCCTCTTCCTGCCGCTGGTCCAGGGCCTCAATGAGCGAAACCTGCGGTGCATCGTCAGCCGGATCGACTGGGACGAGCAGCGGCGCCTGTTTCAGAAGATCGCGGACCGTTGAGATTCTGCGAGCGTGGCCCGGAAACGCATCGCGGCCGCCGGATGCCAACTCCAGCGGCCTCTTTCGTCAGGCCCTTCATGCGGCCATCCTTACCCGCTCCTGTGCCACGGCGTCAAACGTGCGGCCGTCGCCTTCCAATGTGGCTTGCTTCCCGGTCAGCCCTTGCCAGCGCTGGACCACCACGTCGGCATACTTGGGATCGAGTTCCAGTCCGTAACAGACCCGCTGCGTCACTTCCGCCGCCGCGAGCGTGGTGCCGCTGCCCAGAAACGGCTCATATACCAATTCGCCAGGCTTGGTGTGGTTCAGGATCGGTCGCCTCATCAAATCGACCGGTTTCTGCGTCGGATGATCGAATTTCTCCTCCTCCGATCCACCCATGATGAACTTCGGCGAGGGCGACGCCCAGATCGTCGAGTTCTCCCCGGCCTTCCCGTACCAGGGAGCGTTCTTCTTGCGCACGTACCAGCACGGCTCATGCTGGAACCAGTAATGCGTTCTGGTGAGCACCGTGCGCCCCTTGTCCCAGATGATCTGCTGGTGGTGCAGGAAGCCGATCTTAAGCAAGCCATTGAGGACCTCGCGGGTGAACGTCGAGGCGTGCCAGACATAGCCCACTTCCAGACTGGGAACCAACGCAAATGCCTCGGACCAGTCGGCGCGCGTGTCGCCGGAGATACTGGTTTCCCGATGCCCCTTAGTTCGCTGTTTCAAATAGCTGGGCTCGGCAGCTCCGCAGCCGTTCAGCCCGGCCCGGTCCCGCCACTCGGAATCCAGTTCAATCCCGTAGGGAGGATCGGTCACCAGCAAGAACGGCTTGTGTTCGCCCAGAAGCCGTGACACGACCGCCGCGTCGGTCGCGTCCCCGCAGAGTACCCGGTGCGAACCACAAAGCCACAGATCGCCGGGCTGGGTGACGGGAATCGCCGGCAGCGGCGGCGCGGCATCTTCCTCCGGGACGTCCTGCAAGAGGAAGTCATCGAGCTCCTTCGTATCGAACCCCGTCAGGCTGAGATCGAAGTCTGACCCCTGGAGGTCCAGCAACTCGATCTTCAGCAGCTCCTCGTCCCAATCCGCCCACGTCGCCGACCGGTTCACCAGCAGACGGAACGCCTTGACTTGCGCTGGGGTCCACTCGTCGCACAGGATGACCGGAATATCCGTAATGCCCAATTTGCGCGCAGCTTTGAGGCGCAGATGGCCGTCAATCACTTCGCCGTCGCTGCGGATCAGACACGGAATCTTGAAACCAAATTCACGAATACTACTGCACATGCGGTCCACGGCCCTGTCGTTCTTGCGCGGATTGCGCGCGTAAGGAATCAGCCGGTCGATGGACCAGGTTTCCATGCGGATGGGATCTGTCGAAAAATTCATGTTGATATCTTCCTTTTTGTTTGCTCAATCGAAATTGTGAGATGCTGACGAGCGCGCACGCCGCGCGTGCGCTCCTCGTAGGGTGTCCCGCTGGGATTGGTTGCCGTCGCCCCGCGCAGAATGTCTAGAACGTCGCTAGTCGTCATCGTCGTTCGCTCCTTTGCGCCCGTACCTGACCGGCTTCCATCGCTCGTGGTCTTCCTTCAGTGACTCGCGGTAGGCGAATGCGCGGTGCGCGTATGGCAGACCCTCGACAGCCAGCGCCACTCCGAAAACGTCGTCGTCGTGACCGATGCCCTCTTCGCGCCCGTTCGGCTTGCGCACAAACCGCTGTAGCTCCGCGATGGTCTCCGGATCGTGCAGCCGGATGGAACCCTCGCGCAACGCCCGCTCCAGGCCTGCGATCAGCACCGGCCTAAAAACCGTGTTCGTGTCGAAACCCAGCTCCTGCAAGAGCGGTGTCTTGCGGTCGCTCGGATCGCGCTGCTTGGAATAGATCAGCTCCAGTGGGTAATTCAGCTTGAGCAGCTCGCCGATTACAGCTTTGCCGACTGCCTTCTGTTCTGGCACCAGGAAGGCCCACTCGTAAACCCGGCCCAGTGCGTGCACGCGTTCGGCCCACGGCGCGGGCTCGTAGCGTTCTTTGAGCTTGGCGTGCTCTTCGCCGGTGTCGGCGTCTATCACCGTCGCGCTGCAATAATCCGGATCCGATCCGCCGGCGCCGGTGCGCGCTTTCGGGTCGATGCCCTCGGCGTGATCCACGCCGATGATGTAGTGACCGCCCTTGCGCGGCATCTGGTAAATCACCAGCTCGCCGCGGCGGTCCCCGCTTTGCCGAAATCGGACGCGCTTTTCGATCCCCACCTCGACGACTTCCAGGCGTCCTCTGGGCGCGTCCTGAATCAGGGGCATCCGCGACACCGCCGCCATGTCGAAGATAGTCCGGCCGCTCGATTGGAATGCTTCCTGCGGGTTGCCGGGAAACTCCTGGCGAAACCGCTCGATCTTGCCTTCGCAGGCGGTCTCGATCTGCTGGCGGCGCCAGACGATCTGATCGACGCGGAGGTTATACTTCTGTTGCTCGACCAGCTCCTCGCGCGAAATCTTGAAGCCTGGCCACGCCGCCAGGCGATACTCGGGGTGCTCCCACCAACCGAAGAACACGAAGGCCCAGCCGCCGGCTTTGCGCGGATCCATCGCCCGCATGCACAGGTCGTAGAAGTCGCCGCCCATCCCGTTGGCGGTGGACTCGACAATGATTCCCGAGTCGGGCGAGTTTGGAATCCGCTGCATGAGCCCGGTCATGAGCGTGCCCATGTCCCGGTAGAAAGCGGCCTCGCTCAGGTGCGCCCAGTTGTACGGCGCCGAGCGGCCGATATCGACGTTGTAGGCGGTGCCGACCAGAATCTCAGAAGCGTTCGCGAACCGGAGGTGCCGCTCCGTGTCATTGACCAGCCGCGGCATCGGGACTTCGCCCTTGAACTCCCGCCCGTACGGGTTGTGTCGGTACGACACGACATATTGCTGGTAGTACTGAAAAACCAGGTCGGCGTGAGCGTCGCTGTCTGCCAGCACCAGCGCGCGGCGCCCATCGAAGAACAGAACGCGGCGGAAAACCTGCGTCGCGGCCGCGCTACTCATCCACACCTGCGAGGCCTTCAGGCAACACACGCGCACCGGCTTGCGCGCGTCCTCCAGCCTGCGAATCGCCCTGTTCAGCTTCAGCCCGGCCGGCGAGCTGCGGTAGGGAACGACTACGCCCTCTTTGTCCCTAATCTGCAGGTGGCCGCAGAATTTCTCGTGTGCCTTAAAGCCTTCGAGCGCCTGGTCAATTTCCCGCGGGGTGGGCTCCCTCATTTACGGAGCCCCACTTCGAACGGCCTGAGCAGCAGCGCGGCGCACACCGTGGCCAGGCGCTGGCAATCCAAACAGCCAGGCGTACAGGCCTCGCCGTGGTCGAGCGAAAACTCCAACTGCTCCACCATCACGTCGCCCACGTCGGCGCGAGGGAATATAAAACGGGGTTTGAGAAGTTCCGCGCTCTCTTCCATCGCTTCCACCATGGAGGCTGTTTTGTTTCGGATCCAGATACACCGCGTCACTCCGCGTCGGGAACAACTATGTCCCGAAACTTGGCCATCAGCAGCTCAGTGATTGACTTCGACCACTGCACGTCTTTCTTCGGCAGATCCGGCCCGCTGGGTTCGTTGTTGCGGGCGTCTCGGTAACCCAGCAGCACACGGCGATGGTTTTCGATCAGGGTGCAAATGTCGCGCGCCTCACTTGGGCTGATCTTGCCGGCAGCGGCCTTTTGGAGCGTCACCTCGGAAGCCCGGTCGAGGTCTGAAAGAGTGCTCATCGGCAGCCGTCCGATCTTCACGGGCGACTCTCGCTGGCGTGGAACGATGCGACTCGCCAGCATCCGATGCATTTGAGGATCCTCGCGGCATCGGTTGATGGCCAATGCCATGATCGCAGGCGAATTCTGCTCGAATAGCTCTTGAGCCTGGAGCGTTTTCTTGTTGGGACTACCCTTCGGGCGTCCGTGTCCATGCTTATTACCAGGCTCGAAGGGGCGGCCGCGACTCATATGCCAGCTCCTGCGTTTCCCGAGATGTGAACTGCTCCCATTTCGTAATCCTCGATGCGCCGGTTTACCACACTTTCAGAATCAACTAAATGCGAGCTTTACGATATGCAAGTATGCGGAAGAGTTCCGGAAAGAAAACGGAAAGTAAGCGGAAAGTAAGCGGAAAGTAAGCGGAAAGAGAACGGAAAGGCCCTACTCGGGTTTCACAAGCTCTTCTGGTGTGGTCCCCATCCCCGTCGCGATGGCATTAAAGATATCGCGCCGAACCTTGCCCGTTTTCCTGAACCCCCGAAGGCTTCGATCTGTAGTTCCAATTTGGTTAGCAAACGAGGTTTGGCTCATTACCTTCGATTCGATATAGGCTTCCATGCGACTCGCAGCGATCTGGCTTGTCACAGTCGCCGGCAATCGCTTTCTGGCTCCGGCCTTGGCCTTGGGAACTACGTTGACAGGTCGACCGGAATCCTCAGGTGGCTTCGTGCGCGCTTCCAACCGCTTCAGTTCTTCGGCGCGCGCCCGGCCAATTCCTTCTTCCACAAGCGACTCAAGGGCCGCCTCGACCGCAGGACCACACGCTCTCTTGTACCAGCGATCCAGGCGCTTCGATTCACCTTTCCATATCAAAGCGATGTCATCGCTGACCTGTCGCTTCAGTAAGCGGAGCCAACCGCCGAAGGATTCGTATCCATCACCAGACGAATACCAGAGCCGCCAGTATTCCACCAGCATGTCGTTGAACCGCGCTTGTGCTACCGTCACCGACGAGAAGACACCGACGACGTCGGCGTCCTGTTTATGGCGACTGAGTCCGGAAGTCGGACTCTGGGCGGCAACTCTTGCGAGCCGGTCTCGTTCCCGTTCGTGCCAATGAAGATGATCGCCAGTAAGTTTATTGGCTTTCAACAGAGTGCGCCACCGAAGGACTAGTTTTCGCTTTGCGGAATCCGAAAGTTCGGGTAGATCGGCCATCGCCCCCGTCGCTATTCCTGCACGGATGTCGTGCCTAAACGCACCGTCACCTTCCGATTTCCCAGCAGATTTCGCTTGCTTGTGTCCGCGAACAGAGGGATGAATGTGAGCGTCACGGTAAGCCGTGAGAAAGAGAGCCACTTACATGAAAACGCTCACTATCGACAACGACAACAACATCACCGCGTTCCCGACGCCGGACCACGCCGAAGCAGCCGTGGGTACCGGCTCCCAACCCTTTACCAGCCAGAAGCAACTCGCCGAACTGGCCTCCGCTTGGCCGCCCGAGCGCCTGGTGGAAATCTGGAACAGCCTGCCGGGTGTTGAGCCGGTAAAGGGTTTCCAGAGCGCCAAGGCCGCCGCCTGGCGGATCTGGAGTCGTATCCAGACCCTGGGCGAAAACCCCGAGCCGAAGGCCCCCACGAAGGCCCCGTCTGCCAAACCGGCGCGCCGGGTTGCGCCCTCTAAAGCCCAGTCGACCAAGAAGGCAACCCGAGCGAAGAAGGCAACCAAAGCGCCCAGGAAAGCCACCCAGCCGAAGCCTGTCGATGCACGTCAGGGCAGCAAGACTGCCGCGGTCCTGGCCCTGATCCAGCGGGCCAAGGGCGCCACCCTCAGCGAGATCATGGAAGCCACCTCCTGGCAGGCCCACAGTGTCCGCGGTTTCATCAGCGGCACCCTGGGAAAGAAGATGGGCCTTACCGTGACTTCCAGCAAGCGCGCAGACGGCGCCCGCGTTTACAGCATCGCCAGAGGGGAGGCATAGCCATGGCGAACAGCATCTGGAAGGGTCACATCGCCTTCGGCCTAGTCGCGATTCCCGTCAAGCTCCACGCCGCCGCGCGCAGCCAAGCCGTCAGTTTCAACCAGCTCCACCAGTGCGATCACTCGCGCGTCAAACAGGTCCTGTACTGCCAGGCCGAAGACCAGCCGGTCGCGCGCAACGAACTGGTCAAAGGCTACGAGTACGAAAAGGACCGCTACGTGGTCGTCGAGGAGGGTGAACTGGCCCAGATTTCTCCGCGCAGTTCCCACGTGATGGAGGTGCTGGAGTTCGTGCCCGAAGCGGAGGTCGATCCGGTCTATCTCGACGCATCCTATTATGTAGCCCCGGAACGGGCCGGCGAGAAGCCCTACACGCTGCTCTACGAAGCGCTGCGGCGCACTGCCCAAGCCGCCCTCGCCCAGTTGACCATGCATAATCGCGAACACCTGGTCCTGCTCCGGCCAGGCCGCTTCGGACTGATGCTCCACACGCTGTTCTACCGCGACGAAATCCGGGCGCTGGAGGAATTCCGCACTGATACTGAGTGGGTCACACCCCAGGAATTGGAACTGGCCCGTCTGCTGGTCGAGTCCTTGGCCGCCCACTTCGAGCCGGCTAATTATAAGGATAACTACCGCGAGAGCATGCGGGCCTTGACCGACTCCAAGATCCGGGGCGAAGAGTTGAAGCCGGGAGCGATCACATGGGCGCCTCCCCCGGTGACCGATATCCTGGAGGCCCTCAAGGCCAGCTTGGCGCGGGCGAAGAAGCCCGTCGAGGTCGCCCAACTGACGCCACAGCCATCCGCGGCCAAGCGCCCTCGCAAGGCCATCGCCAGCTAGATGGCGCACCTGTGACTGTGGTCCACGGAGAGGAGCAGAACTTGGACAACGCGATATTGATGGAAATTGAGAACCTGCGCAGAGCGAGTTTGGCGGCTCTGCGCGGGAAATACCGGGAGGTGTTTGAGGAAGCAGCGCGATCCCGGCACCGGGAGCATCTCTTCCGGCGGATCGCCTGGCGTTTGCAGGCCTTGGCCGAAGGAGATCTCTCCGAACGGGCTCGCAAGCGGGCGCAGCAGATCGCGAGAGATGCTGACTTGCGAATGGTTGCGCCGCGCGACTTCTTTACGGTGGGCGGCGAAACGATCCGGATGACGCGCGGAGGGCAGAATCGCCGGGAACTGGATAGCCGCCTGCCCTTGCCGGGTGCGTTGCTCAGCCGGCAGTGGAAAGGACGGAACATTCTGGTCGAGGTCCTCGCCGAGGGATTCCGCTATGAGAACCGGCATTATCCCTCGCTCAGCGCGATCGCCGTGGCGGTCACCGGTACACGCTGGAACGGTCTGGCATTCTTCGGGCTGACGCGTCCAGGCAACTGGAGGAAGGAGCGGCTCCATGCGAAAAAGTAATCCGGGCGCTCCGAAGCCCAAGCCCTCTCGCCTCCGATGCGCGATCTACACGCGGAAATCGACGGAAGAGGGCCTTGATCAGGAATTTAACTCGCTGGATTCGCAGCGCGAAGCTGCCGAGGCCTTCATTCAGAGTCAGCGGCGCGAAGGGTGGATCGCCTTGCCCGAGTCCTATGACGACGGCGGCTTCACCGGCGCCAACATGGATCGGCCGGCTCTGACGAGATTGCTGCATGCGGTCGAAGCGGGAGAAGTGGATTGCGTGGTGGTGTATAAAGTCGACCGCCTGAGCCGGTCCTTGCTGGACTTCACCCGCATGCTGAGCCTCTTCGAGAAGCACCAGGTGAGTTTCGTGGCGGTCACCCAGCAGTTCAACACCAGCACGTCGCTGGGACGGCTGACGCTGAACATCCTGCTCTCGTTTGCGCAATTCGAGCGGGAGCTGATCGGCGAGCGCACGCGCGACAAGATGTCGGCAGCCCGGCGGAAGGGGAAATGGGTGGGCGGGTGCCCAGTGCTGGGCTATGACGTAGACCCGGGCGGTGGACGGCTGGTGGTGAACGAGGCAGAGGCAGAACGCGTGCGGGCGATCTTTGCGCTGTTCGAGGAGTATGGTTCGGTCCGGCTGACGCTGACGGAGATCGAGCGGCGGGGCTGGCGGCTGAAGAGCTGGGCCCTCAAGACGGGTCAGTTCCGCGTGGGCGGCCCGTTTGCGCTGAATTCGCTGCGGCGACTATTGACCAACATTCTGTACACAGGCGCAGTCCGGCATAAAGGACAGTTGTACCCGGGTGAACACGCCGCCATTCTCACGCCTGGCACCTGGGAACGCGTGCAGAATCTGATCACTCACCGTGTGGCAATGGCGCGCGGCAAGTCGCGGAACAAACACCTGGCCCTGCTGAGCGGCCTGCTCTATTGCGAATCCTGCGGGACCCGGATGGTGTACTCGTATTCGGGGAAGAACAATCGCAAGTACCCCTACTATGTGTGCCTAAACGCGCAGCGCAAGGGTTGGGCAGTGTGTCCCGGTAAGTCGCTTCCTGCGGGCGCTATCGAGGAATCGGTACTGGGGCGGATCAGGGAGGCGCAGCGCGGAATCTTTGATCCCTCCGAGTGGGAACAAATGGATCGCACCCGGCAGGTCGAGGCGATACAAGCCATCGTCGAACGGATCGGCTACGACGGGACCGCGCGGCAGATCTCCATCCGGTTCCATCAGCGCGCGATGACGGCGGCGGGAGAGGAGGCGCCGGCATGAGCGGCCACCAGGAGGTCACCTACACACTGGATTTTTGCGCTGGCAGACAGAGCCGGCGGGCAGACCATGCCTGCTCTGGTCGACAGGCGCCCGGTGGCGATACGGCTGGCGTCCCCATCCCCCGGATCTCCCGGCTGATGGCGCTCGCGATCCGGTTTGAGGGACTGTTGCGGGATGAAACGATTCGGGACTATGCGGAACTGGCGCGCCTCGGCCGGGTGACGCGAGCCCGGATGACCCAGATCATGAAGCTGCTCGACCTGGCTCCGGACATTCAGGAACAGATCCTGTTTCTGCCGCTCATCAATGGTCTCAACGAGAGAAACCTGCGGCCCATCGCCGACCGGACAGACTGGGACGACCAGCGGTGCCTGTTTCAGAAGATCATGCTGACTGGCGGGTTGCGGCCGGCAGCCAGCGCCGGCGCCGCAGGGCTGGCGGCTGCACGAATTATGCGGATCGCGGGCGACGACGATGTAACGCCGATTCCGCCCGGTGGAGGACCTCCGGCGCCGCCGGCAGCCTCGGCAGCGGGGGCGCAGCCGATATTCCCCCAGCCCCTTCGGAGGTATTGAACAATGGGGCGCGAGAGAGTAGTATTCCAACAGGAGATTCCAATGCAGGTGCTGGGCAATCGAACAACGGTCCGTATCGACCCCACAACGGAGAAGGGGCAGCGGTACCTGCGCCTCTTCGAGCAGGCCCGAGTGCAGGCGGTGGAACGACAGCGACGAGCGTCCCAGTCCCCGGCTCCGGCCGCGCCCCCTACCAAGCCAACTACGCGGTAAGGGAACTGGCGGACGTCCAGACTTCCCACAATGGCCTGAGCTTCGCGCCCAACGAGAAGTACGAGGGGATCAATGATCGGGACTACAAGTTGCGGAACACGGCCCGGCAGATCTCGATTCGGTTCCACCTACCCACGGTCGTGACGGCGGGAGAGGTGGTGCGGCTATGAGCGGAACTCCGCAGGTCACCTACGCAGTGGACTTTGGCGGTCGCCAGCAAGCCGGATCGGCTGGGACGAACAGCGGCGCGTGTTTGAGGAGATCACGAGCCATTGGTGATCGCCTTCATGCCTTGCAGCCCTCCGCGATGCGTTCCGTTCCTATCGCCAGCGCGATTTCCGCTGCCACGCGCGGTCGCGACCGGGCTTTAGGACGAACCGGGGTCCGTCTCTAGAGCTCCCGTCCGTGGAGACGAAGACGATCTGGATGACATGCGGCTCGCCTGCCGGTGCGAGGCGAGCTTCGAGTCGTTCCAAGCGCTTAGCGAGCTTGCTGCTGATCATCCTCGTTTTCTCCGACCTGCGTCCCGCGGCGGGTACTCTCTTCTCATCTCTACCTGCCTGCTGCCACGCGGTCGTTTGAGTTCCGCGCAGCCCGCTCACCTCTTCGCTTTTTGCCCGCGCGCTTTCTTGGTGGCGAGGACTCAGCGGGTGGTGGAACACTTTTCTCAGCTGTCTCTCCGGATGGTCGCTGGCGCTCTAATTGCACCTGCGGAAACGTAGTGCCGGCGCCTTCCAGTCTGGCTTCTTTGCCGGTTGCTCCCTGCCAACGCTCGATGATCACATCGATATACTTCGGGTCCAGCTCCAGACCGCAGCACACGCGGCCCGTCAGTTCGGCAGCCATGAGTGTCGTGCCGCTCCCCAGAAATGGATCGTACACGCATTCGCCGCGTTTGGTGTGATTGATGATCGGACGCCGCATTAACACTACCGGCTTCTGCGTCGGATGATCGAACTTTTCCTCCCCTGATCCTCCCATGATGAATTTCGGCGACGCCGATTCCCAAATGGTCGTGTTCTCACCCGCCTTACCGTACCAGGGGGCGTTCTTTTTCCTCACGAACCAACAAGGCTCGTGAGCAAACCAGTACGGGGTCCGGGTGAGGACCGCCCGGCCCTTGTTCCAAATAATCTGTTGGTGGAGGGTGAATCCAATCCGCAACAGGCCGTTTAACACTTCACGGGTGAAGACGCTGGCGTGCCACACATACGCAACCTGGAGGCTGGGCACCAGTTCGAAGGCTTCCGACCAATCGGCGCGTGTGTCGCCGGAAATCGTCGTCTCGGTATGGCCCGCCGTGCGGTTCTTCATATAGCTAGCCGACGCGGGCCCGCAGCCGTTCAATCCCGCCCGATCACGCCACTCGCTGTCGAGTTCGACTCCGTAGGGCGGGTCGGTCACCATCACAGACGGCTGATGGCCGTCCAGCAGCCGCTCAACCTGCGCCTTACTGGTCGCGTCCCCGCACAGTAGCCGATGCCCGCCGAGCAGCCACAAGTCGCCTGCTCGGGAGGTGGCCACCTGGGGCAGAGGCGGCACGGCTTCCTCGTTGTCCTGGGGCACAGCCAGCAGATCCTCGATCTCCGGTACATCGAAACCGGTCAGATCCAGGTTGAAGTCGAGTCCCTGAATCTCCTGTAGCTCCAGCGCCAATAGCTCCTCATCCCAATCGGCCCAGGTTACCGACCGGTTCACCAAGAGACGGAATGCCTTCACCTGCGCCTGCGTCCATTCGTCGCACAGGATCACAGGGATTTCGGTTATGCCTAATTTGTGCGCCCCCTTTAGGCGTAAGTGGCCGTCCACTACTTCGCCGTCGCTCCGCACCAGGCATGGAATCTTGAAGCCGAATTCACGCAGGGAAGCACACATGCGCTCCACGGCCTGATCGTTCTTTCGCGGGTTCCGCACATAAGGGATTAGCCGATTGATCGGCCATGTTCCCATTTGAATCGATGTCGATGTCGATGACGGGTTCATAATGTCAAACTCCTTCGATGGTTCTTGTCTACTCCGAGTTTTAAATAACTGCCAGACTCCCTGGCGGGTGGATTCAACTACCCGGCGAGCCCTGATTGGGCAGCACGCCGGGGTTTTCCAGCGCGCTGAGCCGCCGTTCCAGATCCTGCGTCTCCAAGACACGACGGCGGCCTTCGATCATGGTGCAGATGGTGTGAGCCTCATTCAGGCCGATCTTGCCGGACGTGGCCTTCTTGAGGGTGACCGCGGAAGCCCGATCGAGATCTTCGAGAGTGTTCATGGGCAAGCATCCGATGTTTACGTTCAAGCCCCTCCGCTGGGGAACAACGTGACTAGCCAGCATCCTGAGCATCTGGGGGTCCTCACGGGAGCGATTGATGGCCAACGCCATGATCGCCGGCGAGTTCTCCTCAAATAGCTTCTGGGCCTGTTGCGTCTTCTTGTTAGGACTACCCGTCGGGCGTCCGCGCCCAAATTTGTTGCCCGGCTCGAAGGGGCGGCCGCGCATCATCGGGCGAGTCCGCGAGGCGAAGCATCCTCATTCCAACTTTGGGCGGGCAGGTTTTCGCGCCGCGCGCATTCCCCGCCTCGATGCAAGAGCGCCACCACATCGCTCCTCGAAAGGCTGAGCTGGGTGTGGGCAATGGCAGGGCAAGCGACTGCATTTCCGACCGGCGGTCCAACCTCCATCGGCGCATTCTCGCCAGTGGCTGCGGCAACGCGCCCGCACCCTGCTTCCAATCTCACAAGCAGCCTCTGCTTAGATTCCGTTAAGGGCGTCGACAGAAGTGTCTCTTGCAGTTTCTGTGTTTGCGGTCTGAGATGCTTCATTTCTGCTCTCCGGTTCCGGGGGCCATCTGGTCCAGCTCCCGAAGTGCCCCACGCCCGGTATCGCGTGGTATCCGAAGAGAAGTATGACCCTCCTCACCTGGCGAGGAACAAGGTGAGGAAACGCGAGGAGCCGCGAGGTTATGCGAGGAAAATCGATTCCCGGATCAAATGAGGCCTTTCTTCTTCAGAAGGTCTACAAAAGCCTGCGGAGTCATCGCAAGGATTCGGCGGAAATTGTGATCATCTTGTGCCGTAGCCTTCGGGTCCGATGCCTGCCAGAATTGGAATTGCCGTGGTGCCTGATGACCCGCGAGGCGCCATATATGCCCGCGAGTTACGTTCAGGGATGTCTCCTGCTTGCACTTCAGGATGAAGGCGTCGACCTCTGCCCGCCGGCTCCCTGCATCGTTCACAGGAGTACCGGCCTCGAGCCCCGCCTGCCGCTCCGCAACCGCCAGGAGTTCCGCTTCAAACTGGTGCCACTGAGGGGAGTTCCGAAAACTCCGTTCCATTTTCGGCAGTAGGCTTCGGTTCGAATGGCTTGTCACTTCTCGGAATTCTTCGTAATAGGCCTCGACGGTGAATCTACGGAGGAATTCCTCAGCCACCGATCTGACGCGATCCACTGTCCACGTGCGCTGGGTGCCCAGGTCGCAGGCTTCGTGGGCGAATGCTGCAAACACACGAAGGACGTACACACAGAAGCCCGTAACCTCCCAACGGTACCTTGTCCAGTCGGCGGGCGGCCCCTCGCCCTGGGCCTGTGCAAATTGTTGGCGTGCCTTAAGCCGTTCGGCCTCAACCCGTGCGCGCGCTTGCGGGGAAAACTCTCGCGGATACACCATGGCTGCAAATCGGCCACCCTTTAGCGTTAGCGATGGTGGCCCACCGAGCGGCGAAACCTATGGGCACCGGCACCAATATTATGCTCCTAATAATTGCTTCGTCAAAACCCGGCCTGGCGGATAGAGCAAATAGACGATCCGGGCGCGCTTACGGAACGTGATGAAAACCTTGATGATAGGCAAAGATAAGCGGAAACTTTCCACATCCAGATTCAGCATCATGCCCCGATTGCTTCCACCAGCCAACGCCGCGGCACTCGCCCAACGCCCTGGAGAAAATTCCGACCTGGGGAGGAGCTTTGCCCGAGATAGACGCGAATGGACGCAGAGAAACGCTAAAAATAAGCGAAAATAACGCAAAAATAACGCGGACAATTTGAGCATCAGAGAGGCCACCGACAGAGGTGGCAAGGCGTTCGGACGCGGTCCAAGCTTATGGAAACGAAAACTTTAGCTGATGATGCTCGGCGCACGAACTCGGATTCCGGGTCCGGATGACCATCGGATTTGCGGTATTTTCGCGTTATTAAACGCGAAATCGGAAGCCACTTCTACTCAGTGGCTACTCGAACCGCCGTGGAAAGCGCTCTCAGGAGAGGGACCTCGAACTTAGCCACATTTGCGGAGCCAAACACCTCCACTACGAGTTCCTCCGCACTCCCGGTTGACCGCCCGATGCCACGTTTCGACGGAAATGGCCAATACTGGGGGAACTTGGCTCTCTCGAAGAGAATGGCGTGGGCGGCGGAAAGGGCGGAATGGGCTCCGTCGTCGTCGGGCAACGGCCAGTCTCTCACTCTCTCCGAGTTGGCCTGCCTTTTCGGTTAACTGCGAATTCCCCGGGGCGGAAGGTGGAGGCCGGCGAAGGCAACGCGGTCACCGATAGCAATACCATCGATCAGTTGCGGAATCTGCCGGCGACGCAAACTTCGCTGAGCCCGGACGGCAGCGGTCTACAGCAAAACCCTACCGGCGATCAGGGCGCGCCCCTATCCCAGCTCCTCAACCTCCCCCAGCAGCAGACCAATTACAAACCCGGCGTCCCGGCAACCACGGAAGCGTTGCGCCCGCCGTCACGGTAGGGGTTATGCTCGCTTTGATTCATCCCGCCGATCAAACTCCTCCAGGAACAACCGCCCGAAACCTCGAGACATGCGCCGTAGCGTCAGGGCTGAGCCGGGTTCTGAAACAAGCTGGACGATCCGCTCGTCTAGAAGTACTCCGCTACGTGGAACATGGAGGATAGCGTTTCGGCAACACCTGAGCGTCGGTGCCAGCTGATCGATGTCGTCCCTAAAGCGACCCCGAATGTCAATGTTCCGGCCTTCTTTCGGATCGATACACGCCTCTATCACAGACCAAAGCATGCCGTACCAAGCGAACATGAACCCGAACTGCTTGGTCGCTAGCCCGGCCAGACCCATATTCCTGAGATCATCAGCCGTGGCTTCCGCTACGTGATGATCAAAGATCTCCCGCTGCTGGTTGGCCCACATCCAATGCCGGTGGAGCAGAAGTAGATCATCGCGGGGCCTATCGGCCAAGGGGTAGTGCCCGGCCGAGATTGCCCACTCGTTCTCACTGTAATCGTTCGGGTCCGTTCGGAACCGCATATGAAGAGTGTCTCAGGCGCGCGACTGCCAAACAATCTTGAGCATCTGCGGGTGGATTGCAAGCATGAGCTGGCCATATCGGGGTGCCGTTTTTTCGCTTCCTAGCGCCACCCTGAACAGACACGGACACTTCAAGCTATATCAGCAATCGCCGATGTCGTCGATTCCTTGCCGTGCACCCGCTCGCCTTACTGAAGGTTTATCGTCACAGGCGGCGAGGTTCCACTGGTTTGCGAAGTTACTGTCACGGTCACCGACGAAAGATTCGCCGACGTTCCGCCGCTGATCTTGAATTGCTGCGTGTACTGGAACTGTCCCCCGGTCGCCGCCGAACCCGCGCTGCTGTACCATGTGGCTGCGGGGCTCGTCACCCAAGGAGTCGAGGGCCTACGCTCGATGATCAGTGGGCTGAGGACACCTGCGAGTTCGCTGTACCCTGGATCGCAACAAGCAGCGCGCCTCCGAGAACCCGCAGAATCAGACCAATCCAAACGCTTCTCGTCGACCGGCGCATGTATGCACTTATTATGGCCCGAAAAAGCCGTGGATGCGAAAGCTCCAACGTGTCTGGAGAAGAACACAACGCGCGGTGCTCGCGCGGGTCGTTCTCCGATCTGCCCCCTTCCGTCAAAAAGGGGATGCCCGGCCGTCACCGCTGCCGCCTTATTTCCAGTAGTACCCCTCCCGAGCCGGCACAGTCCACTCCTACGCCCGCAACGCTCCGTCCGGAGCGAGTTCCACGCGGATTTTGCGAAACGTCCCCGCCGCCTGCGACTCCGGCGGCCGGCATCCGATCGTGTACCGAGCCCGCAACTCGTCGATCAACTGGGCCAGCTATTCCTCCGGCTGCTTCCCGCGCATCCCTACCGCCTGACCGCCCGTCAGCTCCGCGTATTTCTTGGCGTTCCGCGGCGGAAAACCCTTCCGTTTGGATGCCTCTGATGCGTTCGCAAAGGTCGACATCAGCGCACTCTTAATAAGGATGGGCGCCACCACCACCCCGTCTCCGGCCGGTCAGTTGTTTTCCGGAGCGGAGCCGATCACCAACCCGGTAACGCTCCGCATCAACAACGTGAGTGTCACCCCGAGTTTTGCGGGTTTGTCCGGCCCCGGCCTGTACCAGCTCAACCGGACCGTCCCATCAGGTCTTGGAACCGGTGATGTGTCGCCGCAGGCAACCGTCGGCGGCGTGCTGACTCCTGCTGGTGTCGTGATTTCCTTGCAGTAGTGGGATTGCTGCCGTTCCCGTCAAGTCCCAATCCGCTCGACTTCACCGCGCGGGAACCGAAACGCGGAACGATAGGCGGCCTTATCGCTATCCATCCCCATTTTTGCGCCCCGGCCGGGACTCGCCACGCTGTCTCGGCGTCGCGTGTGCCAGGGTACTATGGTCAGAGGTGCGAAACTGCCTCTTCTGCTCGACTTCTCCAGACGACGCCTGGGTCACCAGCGAGTATGGGATTGCTGTGCCGGCTGCGCAACCCCTGACGCCTGGCCACGTTGTGGTAGCTCCCCGTCGCCACGTAGCGGGCTTCTACGACCTGGACGTGGAGGAGCAGCACGGGCTTTGGGACCTGGTGTCCGAAGTTCGCAGGCACGTCATGGCGGCCCAGCATGTGGAATCCGTCGCCATCGGTTTTGAGGATTGCGAAGAAGATCAGGGCCACACCCATGTTCATGTCGTGCCACGCCGGCCGGGCGTCGCACTACCTCACGGTATTGAATGGGTAACCAAATAACGGCGGCTGGCGGGACCGGCTCCCTGACGGCGACTTGCGAAGGTCGTGCCAGGCGTTTCGGCCGTTCCGATTGTCAAGCCCCGCGCCACCTGGGAGGGAGGGCGACCGTGAAAGGCGGGTGAGTTTCGCCGGACGGGCGGCGCCGAGGTTTAGCGAGAGTCCTCGACGTAATGTCTAAGCGGAGCGACGCCATACCCTCAATTGAGATGCCAGCGTCCCGCATAATCGCTGCACGGCCTTCGCACATAGCGGTTACGGTTGGATATGGTCGAGTTCCCAGGTCGGGACGCAACATGGTTGCGCAAGCAGTGGCGCGACAAGCTCGCCGAAGCGCAGCGCTGCTACACCGAGAACAGAAACGCGGAAACCCGGGCCGAGTACCTACGAGTGCTGAGAATCTTCAGCGATTTGGTGATGAGGAATAAAGTGCCAAAGGATTGCCCAGCTTCGCCGGTGTCTCCGAGTCCCGCTTGCGCGGTATACAATTTCAAACAATGACTCACGGTCCCGCTGAAAGACTTGCCGACAAGGTGGCGGAATCCGCTGCGCATCTACTGAAAGCCCTCGCGGCTGAATCTGCCCTGGATAAGCGGCGCGGCAATTTCAATCGCGATGAATTCTTGCGCACCCGCTGCGCGACTCAGGAATGCGCGGAAGCCTACGCGAACGCAATGCGGGAGTACATCCAGTTCTTCCAGCGAACGGCACTGGAAGAGGGGCACCCCTCAGTGCTGAACCGGCGGCTACCAGATAGTCTCTGAGCCCTCGCCCGGCCCAAAGGCACGCCCCCCAAATAAACCCCCGCCGACGGGATTGAATGGGTAACCGAGCAACAGCGGCTGACGGGACTGGTCCCTTGACGGCGACCTGCTAGAGTGGCGCACCAGACGTTTCGGCGTCCGATTGTCAGCCTCGAACCTGGGAGGGAGGGCGACTCGTGAAGCGCATGTCGTTATCTGGATATCGGAAGCCACTGCTGGCCTCATCAATGAGAATCTTGGAGCGATTGGGAGGCGCGCTGAGTTGATCAGGAACCTGTTCTTCTGGAGGGGCCTCCCGGCACTGGGGCCGGGCGGTTCGACGCCCGCAATGGCATGTTGGTTTACAGCAGCAACCGCTCCTCGCTG